GATACAACTATTACAGCAGATACAGATGATCAAATAGATATTAAAGTTGCAGGCACAGATCAAATTACAATTAAAGATGGTGCGTTATCTCCAGTTACAGATAATGATATTGATTTAGGTACATCAACTTTAGAATTTAAAGATGCATTTTTTGATGGCACAGTAACTTCAGATGCTTTTGCTGGACCACTTACAGGTGATGTAACAGGAAACGTTTCTGGATCTGCAGCAACAGTAACTACTGCAGCACAATCTAACATTACATCATTAGGAACTTTAACAACTTTAACAGTTGATGATATTACAATAAACGGAAGTACAATATCTGACGCTGGTGATTTTACATTAGATGTTGAAGGCGATATTATATTAGATGCTAACGGTGCTGATATATTTTTAAAAGACGCGGGTACTACTTACGGATCATTAACTAACAGTTCAGGAAATTTAATTGTTAAATCAGGAACAACAACTGCACTAACATTTAGTGGTGCAAACGTTACGGTTGCTGGAGATCTTACAGTATCAGGTGATGATATTACTATGGGCACAAACACTGCAGGTAATTTATTAGTTGCTGATGGTACAAATTTTAATTCAATAGCAGTTAGTTCATTATCAGAAATATCAACTGCAGCTGCAGATGATGTTTTTATAGCAATAGATACTTCAGGTGGTGGACTTAAAAGAATTGCAAGATCAGCAGTTGTTGCAGGACTTGCAACGGATAGTGCTATATCAAATGTTGTAGATGATACTACACCTCAATTAGGTGGTAATCTTGATATGAATGGTGCAGATATTGTAACTACTTCTAATGCAACTATTGACCTAGCACCTAATGGTACAGGAACAGTTGTTGTAAGAGGTAATACAAATTCTGGAAGAATAGTATATAATTGTGAGTCTAATTCACATGGTCAAACTCTTGCTTCTCAACCTCACTCGGCTGCTGTTACAAATACTATGTTATTACCAGCTGGTGCTAATTCAACTTTAGTATCTTTAGTTTCAACAGATACACTTACAAATAAAACTTTAACATCTCCTAAAATAAATGAAGATGTAGCAGTAACGTCTACTGCAACAGAATTAAATATTTTAGATGGAGCAACTGTAGTTGTTGGAGAAATAAATGCTTTAGATTTAGGAGCAACAGCTATTGGAACTGCTATAGCAAGTAAAGCTGTAATTTTAGATGCTAATAAAGATTACACTGGATTTAGAAATATTACTTTATCTGGAGAATTAGATGCAGGATCTTTAGATGTATCTGGAAATGCAGATATAGATGGTACTTTAGAAACAGATGCTTTATCTATAAATGGAACAACAGTTACATCAACAGCAGCAGAACTTAATTTACTTGATGGTGTTTCTGGATTAGTACAAGCAGATTTAACAAAATTAGCAGCTGTAGATTCTACAGCAGCAGAACTTAATATTGTAGATGGTGGAACATCTGCAACAGGTACAACTTTAGTAGATGCTGATAGATTAGTAGCAAATGATGCTGGAACTATGGTCCAAGTAGCTATGTCAGATGTTAAAACATATCTAAGTAGTGCAGGATTTAGTACTGATGATCCAACAGCTCTTGCAATTGCTTTAGGATAATATATAAAAGAAAAATAGGAGAAAAAAAATGGCAAATACGTTTAAAGTAGTAAATTTTGCAGCAGAACCCGCATCAGCAGGTACCGCTTACAAAATGTATACGGTTGCTGGTTCGACTACTACAGTGGTGTTAGGTTTAGTTCTTACTAACCTTAATACAACTTCAGTCACAGCAGAAGTAGAATTACATAGTGATACAGGAAGTCGTGGTGGAGCTAATGATGTAACTAATGGTATATCTTTTTTAGTGAAAGACGTAAACATTCCAGCAGGAAGTTCTTTGGAGGTCTTAACGGGTGGTAAGGTAGTTTTAGAAGCAACAGATGAACTTAAGATAGATTGTTCCGTTGCAGATAAACTTTCTGGCACGTTGAGCATTATGGAGATAACGTAAGATGGCCTATATTGGGAACCAACCTACAGACAACTTCGTTACTTTTGCTACACAAAATTTTTCTACGTCAGCAACATCTTCTTATACTCTTACTCATGCAGTAAGTAACGAGAGTGAGATTGCATTATTTATAAATAACGTTAGACAACACCCTGGGTCCGGTAAAGCATACACTGCAACAGGGACAGCATTAACATTATCAGAAAACACAGCATCGACAGATGTTATGTATTGTATTTTTTTAGCTAGAGCTATTCAATCAACAGTGCCATCAACTAATAGTATTACACCTGCTATGTTAGGCACAACAGCGGTTACAGCGTTGACTGCAGGCACAGGAATTACAACTGGAACAGGAACAGTTTATAGATCAGATGTTCAAAAATTAGGAAACATTTTTCATACAAGAATTTTAATTGACCTTACCGGTTTAGCTAGTTCTGGTAGTGGAGACATTATTGGAAAAGCTGCAACAGCTAATTCACACATAGGTCAGATAACTGCAGCAATTAATGGAACAGTTTTAAGTGGTAAAATAACTTGTATGGAAGCACCTGCAGGTGGAGACCCTGATATTAATTTATGGTATGCAGATGAAGCAACAGGAACAGAAGATGCAGCTATTACAGGACTTACTAACCAAGTTCAAATGTGTGATAGCGGTGATCTAGCATTAGGTTCAATGATATCAATACCAACACCACCAGCAGCAGATAAATATTTGTACATGGTTACTGGTGCAGCAACCGATGCCAACTACACAGCAGGAAAAATATTAATAGAATTTTTTGGCTACGAATAGGAGTAATAGCATATGGCTCTTTCTAAAGCAGATTTTAATAACATAAACGTTACACCCGTAGCTAGTAAAAAACTTAAATGGAATGCTAGTGCCAATGGTTTTGAAACAGGAGATGTTGGTGGTAGTATGGTTTTATTGTCTACACAGACTGCATCTGGTTCAGCCAACTTATCTTTTACATCTGGTATAGATTCTACATATAAAGAATATATTTTTAAATTTATAAATATTCATCCAGCAAGTGCATCAAAATTTCAATTTAATGTGAGTATTGATGGTGGATCAAATTATAATGTTACAAAAACTACTACATCTTTTGGTGCTTACCATACAGAAGCAGATGATTCGACATCATTGAGTTATAAAACAGCACATGATTTAGCACAAGGAACAGGTTATCAAATTCTTTCAGTTCATGGAGATGTTGGTACAGATAATGATATGTGTTTTAGTGGAACACTAAATTTATTTTCGCCATCATCAACTACATTTGTTAAACATTTTATATCAACTTGTACTTTTACGGATAATGGTCCAACATCAACAAACACATTTGTTGCAGGATATGCAAATACTACATCAGCTGTAGATGCAATTAATTTTCAAATGGCATCTGGCAACATTGATGCAGGTGTAATAAAAATGTATGGAGTAGTGTAATGGCAATATCTAAATTTAATTATAATAGTTTTAACGTGACACCTGTTGCAGGTGCAGCGTTAGCATTTGATGCGGACGCAGATGGTTTTTCAACAGCTACCTCTACAGCTATAACCCTTATTAAAACTTTAACTGCATCAAGTTCTGCTACTTTAGATTTTTTAAATGGTTCGTCAGATGTTGTATTTGATGACACTTATCCTTTATATGTTTTTAAATTTATAGATATACACCCAGCTACTAATGAAGCTTTTTTTTCATTTCAAACAGATACTGGAACTAATACATCTTATAATCAAACTGTTACTTCAACAGCTTTTGATGCTTATCACAATGAAGGAGGCACAGCAACAGATTTACTTTATAGAACTGGTAATGATTCAAATCAAGCATCAGGTTTTCAAAGAATCACATCAAGCGGTGGAAGTGATAATGATCAAACTTTTGCTGGAATAATACATTTATTTAATCCATCATCATCTACTTTCGTAAAACAGTTTTTATGTAGATCTCATACATATACTCATGACAATAACAGTACACCTAGTCATTATGCTGGATATTTTAACACAACAACAGCATTAACAAGAGTTCGATTTAAAATGTCATCTGGAAATATAGATGCTGGTACAATAAAACTTTATGGAATTAAGGATAGTTAATGGCAATATCTAAATTAAATTTTAATAGTCTAAATGTAACTCCATCTGCAAATTCAGCAATTGGTTTTGATTCAGGAGCCGATGACCTTGAGACAGGTGCAGGTGGTGGATCTATGGCTTTTATTAAAAAATTAACTGCTTCATCTTCTGGTACATTATCTTTTGTTAATGGAGCATCGGATGTTGTTTTAAATTCTACTTATAAAGAATATGTGTTTGTTTGTAATAATATTCACCCATCTGCTGTTGCAAATTTTTCATTTCAAGGTTCATCAGACACTGGTTCAAATTATGGAGTTGCTATTACATCAACACATTTTCAAGCAAAAATAGATGAAACCAACGCTACAAGTCAAGGTTTTACGTATGAATCTGGTAGAGATTTAGCACAAGGTACTGGTTTTCAAATATTAACTGAATCACAAAATACAGCTAATGATGAGCATTGTAGTGGTATTATACATTTATTCAATCCAGCTTCGACTACTTTTGTTAAACATTTTATTACAACGTTTCAAAGTATTTCTGACAATCCATCATCAAGTAATAACTATTGTGCTGGTTACTTTAATACAACATCAGTAATAGATGCTATTCAATTTAAATTTGCAAGTGGTAACATAGACTCTGGAACTATAACCTTGTATGGAATCATTTAATATGGTAAATAAACTAAAAGGAGTAATATAACATGGCCTATATTGGCGTTCAACCTACACTCGGTAATTTTCAAGCTTGTGATGCGATAACGACAAGTGCTACAGATACATTTAATTTATTAGTTGGTGGTGTAGCTATTAGCCCGGTTTCGGCCCAACACTGTTTGGTATCTTTAAATGGTGTATTGCAAGCTCCTATATCATCTTACACTATTGTTGGTAGTACGATTGTATTTGCCGCAGCATTGACAACGGATGATGCCATAGATTTTATAACTGTAATGGGTGACACTTTAGACCTCGGTGTACCAAGCGATGGAACTGTATCAGAACCAAAACTTGCAGCTAATACTGGTGGTATTGTAGATTGGCAAGCAGTAGTTACTGGTGCAACGACAATGGTTGCAGGTCGAGGATATTTTGTAAATACAACTAGTTCTGCATTTACAATGACATTACCCGCATCAGCAGTTCGAGGTGACGAAGTTCACATAATAGATTACGCTGCAACAGCAGATACAAACAATATTACTGTTGGCAGAAACTCACACAAGATTCAAGGAGCATCGGCTGATTTAACAGTTGCAACAGAAAGAGCAGCTTTTACTCTTGTGTACGTTGACTCTACGCAAGGTTGGCTGTTAAAGGAGAAGTAAGATGGCTAATTATAATGCTATCAAATACAACGGGTTTAGTAAAGGTTCTCTCGTTTTAATCAAAACATTAACTGCATCAAGTTCTGCTAATTTATCTTTTGTTAATGGTGCATCAGATGTTGTTTTAGATTCTACTTACAAAGAGTATATATTTATTTTTAATGATATTCACCCAGCAACAGATAATGTAAAATTTCAAGTTAATTTTAGAGATGGTGGAACTGATTATGATGCTAGTAAAACAACAACTCATTTTAGATCACTTCATTATGAAGATGATACCGCAGCTGAAATAACCTATTTAACAGCAACAGATTTAGCAAATGGCACAGGATCTCAGTCTATTGCTCAAAATATTGGAAATGATAACGATCAAAGTGCTGGTGGTTATTTACATTTATTTAATCCATCATCTACAACATTTGTTAAACATTTTTTATCAAGAATAAATTGCAATGGTAATGCAAATTATTCACAAGAAATTTTTGCATCTGGATATTGTAATACAACAACTGCAATAGATGGTGTACAATTTTCAATGACTTCAGGCAACATAGATGCTGGAACCATACAACTATTTGGAGTATCATAATGGCAACATATCAAAATTCTAGATACAACATAGCTTTACCATCAGGATCAGGTGGTGCGTTAGTTCATATTAAAACTTTAACAGCTAGTTCATCCGCTACTTTATCTTTTGTAGATGGATCTAGTGATGTAGTATTAGATAATACTTACAGAACATATATTTTTAAATTTATTAATGTGCACCCAGCTACTAATTCAGTATATTTAAAAGCGGGTTTTAGAGACGGAAGCACCGCTTATGATGCTACTAAAACTACTTCAAGTTTTGTTGCAAGACATGATGAAGCTGATACTGCAACAAGTTTAGCTTATACGTCTGCAGATGATTTAGCACAATCGACATCTGCACAAATTATTACAGGATTAATTGGTAATGGTAATGATGAAACTGCAAGTGGTGAGATGTTTTTATTTAATCCATCATCAACTACTTTCGTAAAACATTTTATAGCAAGAGCAAATACTTATGATAGAAATGATAGATCAACAAATGAATATGTTGCTGGTTATTGTAATGTAACTGCTGCAATAGATGCTGTTCAATTTAGTATGTCTAGTGGCAATATAGATAGTGGTACAATTAAACTTTACGGGATAGCATAATGGCAACATACGCAAGCATAAAATATGACATGGATTTATCATCAAACGCTACGGGTGCTGGTGGTATGACTTTATTATCTACGCAAACTGCAAGTAGTTCTGCAAACGTAACTTTTGATAGTGGAATAAACTCTACTTATAAAAGTTATGTATTTAAATTTTTTGATATTCATCCAGCTACTGATAATGTTAGTTTTCAAGTTAATTTTAGAGATGGTGGAACTAACTATGATGCTACTAAAACAACAAGTTATTTTAGAGCATTACATAAAGAAGATGGGACTGGGGGTTCATTAGGTTATAGAACAGGAGATGATCTTGCACAAAGTACATCAGTTCAAAAATTAGGTGGTGGTCAAGGAAACGGTAATGATGAAGCTTTAAGCGGAATGTTAGAATTATTTGATCCATCAACAACTACTTTTGTAAAACATTTTATAGTAAGAACTAATTTATATGAATCAGATAATCATACAGTAGATAATTATATAGCTGGATATTGTAATGTTACAGCAGCAATTGATGGAGTGCAATTTACAATGAGCTCTGGTAATATAGACGCTGGCACAATTAAAATGTATGGAGTATCATAGATTATGGCTATTCGAACTGCAGTCAACAGAGCACTAACAGCAATCACAGCGTTGCCAACAGCGGCAGCTTTGGTTGATGGTAATTTAACGTTGCTTACAACAGCAACAGCGTCAAGTAGTGCAACCTTAGATTTTACAAGTAGTATAGATTCTACTTATGATAGTTATTTATTTAAGTTTATAAATATTCATCCATCTGCTGAAAGTTATTTTGCTTTTCAAGCTGATACAGGAACAAACACAAATTACAATCAAACTATCACATCAACTTCTTTTAGAGCTTATCATAGAGAAGATGGTGGAGAATCTGGATTAGGTTATATAACTGCTGGAGATCAAGCGCAAGGAACTGCATTTCAACATCTTATGGAATCTCCACAATTAGGTACTAATAATGATGAAAACTTAAATGGAGAATTAACTATTTATAATCCATCTAGTACAACATTCGTAAAACATTTTATTGCAAGAACTTTATCACAAAATGATGATGGCCAACCAGATTATGTTTTAGATCATCACTTTGCTGGGTACTTTAACACAACTACAGCATTAACAAGAGTGCAGTTTAAATTTGCATCTGGAAACATAGACGCTGGAACAATTAAAATGTACGGAGTAGGAGATAAACAATCATAATGGCACTAGTCAAATACAACGATAGATCTCTTAAAGATTTAACCACGACTCCTGCAGCAGCAGGTGGAGATACGGGTGCATTAGTTTTAATTAAAACTTTAACAGCTTCATCGTCTGGTACGTTGTCATTTGTAGATGGCACTGATAGTGTTGTATTAGATGATACTTATCCTATTTATAAATTTGAGTATATTAATATTCATCCAGCAACTGATGGAGCAAGATTTTCAGTAAATTTTAGAGATGGTGGATCAAGTTATGATGCTACAAAAACTACAACAATGTTTGCTACTTATCATCAAGAAGATGATGGAGAAAGTTCAGGAGATAGATTTGCTTATCAAAGTGGAGCAGATTTAGCACAATCAACTGGTGTTCAAAGATTAACTAGTTCTATCGGTAATGCAGATGATGAAACATATTCTGGAGAACTTTTTTTATTTAATCCATCATCAACAACTTTTGTAAAACATTTTATTAGTAGAGGTTCATCAGTACATGATGCTTCAGCTAATCAAGATTCTTTTGTTGCTGGTTATTGTAATGTAACAGCTGCAATAGATGGAGTTCAATTTTCAATGAACTCTGGCAACATAGATGCTGGCAAAATTAAACTTTACGGAATAAAGGACGCATAATGACATTACCTGCAGAAAAATTAATTACAATAAACGATAGAGGTGCTAGAGTAGCTACTACTTTTGGGTCATTAACATCAGGTGGAGCTAACATGGTGTTTATTAAAAAGCTAACAGCATCATCTTCTGCTACTTTATCTTTTGTTGATGGAGCAAGTTCAGTTGTCTTAGATAATACTTATAAAGAGTATGTATTTACATTTAAAAATATTCATGCTGCAACTTCTGGACAAACATTTACAGTAAATTTTAGAGATGGTGGAACTAACTATGATGCAACTAAAACTACAACGTATTTTTTAACATATCAAGATGAAGCTGGTGGGGGTGATGTAGCAGTAAGTTATATTACATCAAAAGATTTAGCACAAAGCACATCAGCACAAATAATTTCACAAGATACAAATGTAGATAATGATGCCTCAATATCAGGTTATCTTCATTTATTTAATCCTAGCTCTACAACTTTTGTAAAACATTTTATAGCAAACACTCAATCTATGAATTTAAGTAGTGGCAACCCATATTCTTATCAAGCTTTTATAGCTGGTTATTGTAATGTCACAGCTGCTATTGATGGTGTTCAATTTGCAATGAGTTCAGGTAACATAGATGCTGGAGATATTTGTCTTTACGGAATACTATAAACATGCTAAATAAACACAAAGGAGAAAACTATGCCAAGATATCATAATATAAACGGTAACAGAGTACAATTTACAGCAGCTGAAGAAACAGCTAGAGACAATGAAGAAACAGCTTGGGCTAACGCAGCTCCTGCTAGAGCTTTAGCAGATCTTAGATCTAAAAGAGATGGTCTTTTAAAAGCATCTGATTGGGAAATTACATCTGAACTTGAAAAAGGTAATGCTATATCAGACGATATGAAAACGTACAGACAAGCTCTTAGAGATTTACCAGACGGTAAAGATACTGTTGCTAAATGTACAGACGCTACGTGGCCAACTAAACCGTAGTATAGCATAGGATAACACTATGTTACAAAAGGTTAATTTTCAACCAGGATTTAACAAACAAGTTACTGGAACCGGAGGTGAAGGCCAATGGATAGAAGGTGATAATGTTAGATTTAGATATGGTACACCAGAAAAAATAGGTGGCTGGGCACAACTAGGGTCCGTTGATCTAACTGGACGTAACACAGCAATACATCATTTTGTAAATGCATCAGGTATTAAGTATGCAGCGTTAGGAACTAACAGAATTTTATACGCATACTCTGGTGGTATTTTTTATGACATACACCCAATTAAATCTACAACAACTTTAACTAGTGCATTTTCTACGACTAACGGATCAGCAACTGTTACAATAACTTTTGCATCAGCGCATGGTATGAACAAAGGTGATATTATCTTATTAGATAATTTTACAAGTATTACTAATTCTGGTTTTACATCTGGTAATTTTGACGATAACAAATTTCAAGTATCAAGTATTCCAACAACTACTACACTAACTGTTACAATGGCATCTAACGAATCAGGATCAGGTGCAACTACATCTGGTGGTATTCGTGTTAAACATTATTATCCTGTTGGACCAGCAGTTGAAGTTGCAACAACAGGTTGGGGCCTTGGATCATGGGGTGGTGTACAACAAGGACAGTTTACATCAACACTATCATCAGGAATTAATGCATCGGTTACATCATTAACTATGGCTAGTTCAACATCATTTGCATCATCGGGTACAGTACAAATAGGAAATGAATTAATTACTTACACAGGAAATAGTGGTGGTACACTATCTGGATTAACAAGAGGAGCAACCGGTACAACAGCAGCAATACATTCATCCGGTGCAACAGTTACAGATGCATCAAACTTTTTTGCATGGAACGCTGCCGCATCTGGTGACATTGTTACAGCACCAGGTCTATGGTCATTAGATAATTTTGGTAATAAACTTATTGCAACTATATCTGGTGGCGAAACATTTGAATGGGATTCTGATCCTACAACAGCTAATGCTACAAGAGCAACTATACTTGCTAATGCACCAACATCATCTAGCTTTAGTTTAGTATCTACACCCGATCGTCACTTAATATTTTTTGGAACAGAAACAACTATTGGTACATCAAGTACAAGAGATGAAATGTTTATAAGATTCTCGGACCAAGAATCTATTAATGAAACAACTTCGTATGCACCTAGTGCAATTAACACTGCTGGTACTCAAAGACTTGCCGATGGATCAAAAATTATGGGAGCAATTAGAGGTCGTGATGCAATTTACGTATGGACTGATACTGCATTATTTATTATGAGATTTGTCGGTGCACCTTTTACTTTCTCATTTCAACAAGTAGGAACTAACTGTGGGTTGATTGGACAAAATGCAGCCGTTGAAGTTGATGGTTCTGCTTATTGGATGTCAGAAAATGGTTTCTTTAGATATACAGGTAAACTAGAATCACTTGCATGTTTAGTAGAAGATCATGTTTACGATGATATTAATACAATTCCAAAACAACATATTAATGCAGGATTAAATAACTTGTTTGGTGAGGTTATGTGGTTCTACCCTAACTCAGGATCAGGAACTGTTAACCGTATGGTTTGTTACAATTACCTAGACTCAACGCCAGAACGGCCGGTGTGGACAACAGGAACACTAGCTAGAACAGCTTGGCAAGATTCTGCTGTATTTGGTAAACCACACGCAACAGAATACAATAGTAGTGATACAACAGCAACTACAAACAAAGATCACGTTATTGGATGCACTGATGGTACAACAACGTACTTTGAACATGAAAAAGGATTAGATGAAATTAAAGAAGGTGCAACTAACTCTATTACAGCAAACATACAATCTGGAGATTTTGATATAGGTCAACAAGGACTTGCTGGTGATGGTGAATTTATGATGAAAATAAGAAGAGTGTTACCAGATTTTTTATCACAAACTGGTGACAGTGTAGTTACATTAAATTTAAAAGATTTTCCAAATGATACAGCAGCTAGTTCATCGCTTGGTCCATTTACTGTATCATCAAGTACACAAAAAATAGACACACGTGCTAGGGCTAGGTCAATATCATTAAAAGTATCTAACAGTAGCACTAGTCAATTTTGGAAACTAGGTACGTTTAGATTAGATATACAACCGGATGGTAGAAGATAATGGCTAGAATTGTACAATCACTTACACAACCAACAAAAAATTATGATGAACAGATACAACAATCGTTTGTTAGAGATATAGATAGTATTGTGCAGAAATTAAATACTACGTTTCAACAAGATATAAAAGAAGAAGCAGAAGCGGAGGCATATTTCTTTGGCTAATACATTTGTAAATAAGAAAAAAGATTTAACAGCAACAAGTGCTACAACATTATATACAGTGCCTAGTGCTACAACATCTATTATAAAATCTATAATAGTATCTGAAGATTCAGGAAACGCAGATACTATAACAGTGACTATTACAGATACAGCAGACGCTGTATTTAGTTTGTTTAAAACTAAATCAATATCTGCTAATGGGACCACGGAACTATTAACAGCACCTTTAGTATTAGAGGAAAGTGAAGTGTTAAAAGTAACAGCAGCCACAGCAAACAGGTTACATGTGGTGTTATCTGCTCTAGAAGTTAAGAAAAGAACTGTTACAACATAGCTTGATTTACTTGACAAAAACAAGTAATGTAAGAAACCACAGGTTAAATTCCTGCTTTTAAAATTAACTTAAAAAATTATATGAAAACAGGATTAGAATCATTAGATACAGGTGCACCAGAAATTACCTACTCAGGTAATCAAGGACCTAAATCACCACAAGAAGATCAAAGAATGATGCAAGAGTTTCAAATGGCTCAACTAGAAGAAGAGTACGCAAAGTATGTATTTGAAATGGAAGAGCAAGGAATACAACCTATGTCCATGCAACAGTTTATGGAACAAGCTATGGCAGAAGCAAGACAAGGTGTTAAAGAAGGTGGTATCATGAGAACAGGATTTCAAGGTGGTGGAAGAGATGCTGGCGCAGGATCAAATTTTGGTAGTGAAAATTTTGGTGGTGGTAATCAAAGTATGCAAGATTACATGACAGATCAAAGTAATCTTTCTGTTGGACCTAGCACAATTTCAGATGCGGGTGCTGCAAA